GAGTGATCAACATGAGGCACTTTAGTATAGTTCCTACCAGCTTTATTACGGAACAACGCCACGGCTTCCTCAAAGTTCTTTTTCTTAAACGTGCTCATTTTACCACCATGATTCCATTATACATTTGTTTTCCGCAGCTACCTCGAACACCAACGCTAAATCCTCTAGTTCTTTTATACGGTAACCACCAAACTCAGCTTCTAACACAACGTCTTCAGCTTGCAGAGAAGGGTAGTCTTCATGCAGTATTTCTAAGTAGTTCCGTATAAGTCTACCATACAACTCTAGAGTATCACTCTGTATGTGTTCTCCTGGTTCAATATGCCAAGTATGCTCGACACAGTCAGGATCATGCATCTCCATGAGCCACGTAACAAAGTTCTCATACACTCCGCCCCTGAACGAACCGTTACCATGACCACTAAACATACCACCACATAGACTTGCATTTTCTAAGCGTTTATCTTTAAACTCTTTATCTTTGTCATTAGCATGTAAGATGTAACAATCTAAACCCATAACTACTTCCCGATATATTTGATGTCTTTTTTAGGGATCACCTGATACGCTCCCTTATTATACGCAGGTGCTATCGTGTATTGACTACTGATACGCCTACGCTCCTCAGGTGTAAGTTCTTTACCTTTCATAAGTTACTCCTTTATTAATAACTAAAGTATAAAACCCATCAATATGCTTCCCTACCATAATTCTAATTAATCGTTATCATGTAGGGCAGAAGGACTCAGCCAACCAGAGAAGTGTTCAGCTTCGTCTTCAAAGTACCATTTAAGTTCTATAGCAAAAGAATCTTTAAAGTTACCCACAACAGGATTAAATAAATATTCAAGCAAGGCAGCATAAACAGGTATAGGTTCAGCCCATGCTGTGTAGAACGTATAAGTAATACAATCATCATCTACCTCAAAAGTAGAATCAAGGCTGTTCCATTTAGTACCCCAGTTCTCTATAGCCCAGTCATACCACCAAAGAAAGTTATGCTCTCTGAAATATCTGCTAAGAGTAAACTCATCTATACAGTTATCTTTTACCCACTCTGTAGAAGGATATTCTTGACCAGACTCTTCTAGTTTCTTTCTAGAGTAATAGTAATTCTTACCTTCAACTTTTGGGTACTTAATAAAGATTTGTTGCGTATCTGCTATCTCATCGGGCATTTTAATTAACGAGTTAAAATCAAAACAATTTTTACCCGAATGACTTTTAAGATCCTTTCTAATCTTACTTATGTTTTTTGAGTTAGTGGTAATTGTTACCACATTTTTGCAAAGATTTGCCATATGTGTCTCCTTTTATTAGTTATAAATAAGTATAGGCTTGATGTAAATGTATCCCTACTGATTATCTATATCTTCAGCCCTTTTCTTTAACACTGCTATAAGTTTTTTTACAGCATCTTTTTTTCGGGTTTTATGAAATATCTTCTCTGAGTAGTGTGGACCATAATAATACTCCTGTCCTTTATGAATTTTAGGATTATGTGCTTTGCCGTCTGTATAGTGAGGTGCAGGCAGTTCCTCTATAATACATCTCTCTATATAAAGATCACTTTCGTAAGTATAAGGTTCTAAATCTATAGCTAATAAAGAGTTTTTTGACTCAATAATATCTACATTACATTTACCATAATGTCCTTCGTGCCATCTACCTCCAGTATTAAAGATACTCATTGGGGGAGTAATTCTTTTATGATCATCATATCTAGTCAAAGCACTACACTCCTCACTACAGTATAATGTTTGTTTACCAGTAAGTTCCTTGTCACAAACCACACAAGTTAATTTTCTGTTCTCCTCTCGAAGTTTAGCTAATTCTTTATCTAATTTAGCAATACGTTTCTTGCGGTTTATTTCTTCTTCATGTATTTTTTTGGCTTGCCTTTTTCTTTGTCTTTCTAACTTTCTTTTATTAGCATCGTATTTTCTTTCTTCTTCACGACATGCAAACGAACAGTATTTACGTTTATGACCACCAAAGTTATCTCCGCACCACACACACTCATATGGTTTATCGCTTTTATCTTCTAGTAGTGGATAATATAGTACGAAGTTAGTCATTGGCTCTCAGTGATAAATTAACTCTTTCTTAAAAGGAGCCTTGAATACTCCCGCACGACTCAGAGTGTCACACACATTTACCTCGATCTACGACGCCTGAGAGCACGCACCGTTTCGGATGTCGTGCTACCGTTTTAACCTTCGTATTTGATGTCATCTTTTAATGTACCGTCTTTACTAATTATATAAGAGTGAGCCCCTTCGCTTTCTCTTTTAAATTCTCGTAAAAGAAAGTCTTGGTTAGCCTCAAAGTACTCACCCTTACTAAGGACTTCCTGTTCGCCATACGATTCTTTTTCAAGTAAATATGCTTGATACATGTGGTCTAAGAACACTTCGTATGGTCTACGGTCGTCTTTCCATGAGTACGTGTACTCTTTCATCATTTTTTTAATATCCATAACGTCTCCTAAGTTACTTACTAATATATTAATTTAGAAGTAAAGTAGAGTAAAGTAGATTAATTGGATTAGTTAGACTCTTCGTATTCGCCTTCTATCACTTTTCCAGCAGGTAAAATACCATCAGTTTGGTAATACAGTTCTTTCATTCTCTCCAATACTTCTTCTTTTGACATCGTGTCAACTCTGTTCACAGTAAGTTCAGATCTTGTAACATACAAACCTGCTGCCTTACCTCTTGCTACTTCCGCAGTTACCGCAGCAGACCACGCACCATTACGCACAGCACCTTCACGGATGTCTTTTAAATCTTCTAAGTGGTTTTTAAGAGTAAGAACAGCTTTATCTGCAGCTTTTGTTTGTAGTTCGTTAATTCTTTTTTGAATTACAGGGTTAGCTTTACTCGTTAGTACCGTGCCAGCACGGTCAGCGTTCTTTTCGCTATAACCTGCTTGCTTTGCAGCTTCGGTCTTTTTCATACCCTTCGCTACGTTTTGAGCAAACTTCTCTTGCTTTGGTGTGAGTTTTTTACTCAATCGATTCTCCAAACACGCAACACATCAATACCGTCTTCATTTGTTTTACGAGTGGTAAACTGTTTATTGTTTCTACGACCGTAATTACAGATCGCTACTCTGAGTTTTTGTGCTTTTTCTGGATCATAAAAAATACTAAAGCTATCGCCTTCTTGCATTTTATGTAAGTTGTATTTATTGTTTCTCGGTACTATTTCTGGTATCGGGACATCTGTGTCAAACATTAATGTGTACCTCTTACGTTTTCTGCTGGATCATTAATCTTAGGAAAAGATTCCCACAGGTGCATGTCACAATCAATAATAACGTCTTCACTCAGGGACATTAGATGCATACAAACTCTCATGTGGGCTTCACACTTTTCACCTGATTTATGTTCATGAACAAGTAATGGTGATATTGGCCAAACAACCTCATCTAAATTATCAAAACCTAAATGATGTATTTCTTTTTCTAAGTGCTCACGCAGACCTTGTACATCAACTCTACGGTTATATCCATGTTTGTTTGCAAGATCGTTTATGACCTCAAGGTCAACAAACTTAATCATTCTAATACCTTCTCTTGACATATTTACTCCTTCCAATAATATTGTTCATGGGGTTCTTCTCCATAAACGTGGTTAGTATCAAAACCCATAACTAAAATCCAGTCAGGGTTCTCCACATCGTCAACTAACATACACCAAGCTTCTACATCCAGTTTATTACCGCATTTAGTAGGTATGATATCTGTTTCTGCGATGACTTTTTCATCATTAGAACCATGGTACACGTACCAATATGGCTCAACAACTTCAGGTTTAATTTCTGTCATATCGACTCCTTAATTTAAAACTATACTTTAGTTTACTTCTAAAACAAAATAAATATATGATGTTATTATTCTTAACTATCTTTACACCTTTGTCGAAGCTCTGTAGAAGAGAAACTGTGTTTTCTTTTATTAAAGTAACATTTATCCTTACATAATTCTTTGCCTGTAAAATCAATGTCTTTATATTCTTCTCCAATAATTCTAATGTCCCACGGATAACTGTCAAGTACATCAATAACATCTTCTTCCGTGTAGTAAACAAAACTTTCATCAACAAACCTACAAGCATTGACTTGAATCTGTCTTTCTAAAATATTCTGCACAGGTACATTTTTCTCTGGTCTATCTATATTAGGATTACTCTGTATAAAAACTGTTAGATGATCACAAACTGTACGTGCCTCTTGTAACATCAAAACATGACCAGCATGGAACAAATCAAAACTGCCGAACGTAATACCTCTAATCATCTTTAGGACCTTTTAACCAAAACACAAGGAGGTATCTGTCACCTTCACCCACAGCTAGACCACGGTGCAAGTGTGTAAAACTAGGGAAAAATAAAGCGTGACCACGAGGTAACGGTTTAACTACACCACGGTTAAAAAACTCTGTGCCCCCACCTTCGTAATCGCCAGTATTTAAAGGGACCACAACACTAATGTCAGCACTTGAGTCATGATGCCAAGCCCCTTGTTTTTTATTTTCTAGATTATAGTTGGCTATTTGTATACTACTGGCGGAATCAATATACCTTTGCCAGATTGACATGAATATAGGGTTCAATACATTGAGTGCTAC